AATTCAGCAGACCCGCCATGTTCGAGCGAGTGGTATCGCCCATCACTGTATCATCAAGCATTTCAGCTTCATAATTCAATGTGCAAGATTTAACATGGTCGCTCAAATCGACTGTGTTAACTGTAACCGATGCATCGGTATATACGAATGTTGCCATTACCCTACCTCCTTAAGATATAGCTAGACTTCCAATACCTAGAGTTATATAAACTGTGAATGAAGGGGTTGATCCTCCGACAGTCATTACTGATCGCCAATAATCATCAGTAACAGCCCCATTAACACTTCCCCACTGAGATTGAATGCTTCCCGTATTTTGAGTAAACGTAATTCGATCCGTTGCTGAAGAGAAACCAGAATTATCATCGCTCTGAACTTTAACATCCAACGTGGGTGAGGTTCCACTGAACGCTGTGACATGAAGAGCTGCATACAAAGTCTGTGTAGCAGACAACGCACCAATTTGTGTTCCCGTACTGTTGGCTGTCGCAGTTTTTGCACCCACACCTTCAACAACGCCTTTAATTAATTCGGAATGAGCAGCATTTCCAGTCAACTCAAAAGGTAAAAGATCTCCAACCGATCCCGATAAAGGAGTATAGGTTCCATTGACTCCACGAATTGTAAACGACCGTTGACCATCTGCCGTACCGACAGGAGCGAATGAGAATACTTCCCGAGCCGCTCCTATTCGAGAATACGCAGTTCCTGAGGCGTCTCCAAAAGGAGTGGATGCTCCGTCGTCTCGATATCCATTTACAGAAAAACTAAAAGTACGAAGACCAGCACGATTTGATCTCGTTGAATCACCGAATACAGTGTTGTCTAGCATTTCAACACCATAGTCTGTCGTCAACGAATTTGAAAAGCTGGTGTATTCATACCCTCCCAAAAATATTCTAGCATCCATTAATCCTTGAATAGCCATCAGTTAATCTCCTGTTTTCTTCCTTGCGGAATTTGATCGTTTGCAATTTCAAGAAACTCATCGCATTGGGGGCACCTCCATCGAGTAGGATTGCCCATTGTCCGAGCATCTTGTAATGTATCTTTAGGATGCAAACACATCTCCGGTTCTGTGACCGAAGGCGATTTTTCAATACCATTCAGTAATGACAATGTTGATTCAACAATTTGAACAATAGAAACACAATTAGCTTGAAGAGCTAAAAGTTGTTGTTGCAACATATCTTTATTAGTCACTATCTGTTCCATGATCTGTAGTTACACATTAATTGTGCTCTTCGATTCTCATCTTCCCCTGCTGAATATGGTTGGTTTAAAGCTCGAATCAACAAGTAATCAGTCGAATCAATGGTTCCTTTAAACCAATGCAAATCAGAAAAAATTTGATCTGCTAAAGTTTGTGCCGAAGCATAACTTGTATTTCTTACCATAATTTGAAATCGAGGACGTTTAACGTATGGGGCTGTTCCTGACGGACCCATTGCATTATAGGGTTCTTGACCCATCATCTCCCAAATGACAATAATATTGTCTGGAGCATCGGGTGACTGAGAAATAAATATATTAGTCCCCCGTGTGCCTCGTCCTTGACTATCCAGCCGAAGACTGATATCTTCTAATAACGACATTAGAGCATCCCACGTACAAAACCACCAGTCATGGCTTCTTTAAAACCAATTTTCTTCAACCTTTTTTGGTAAGTTGCCATAACAACATTATCAACAATGTCTTCGTATTGATTAAAAGCAAGAAGCAAATATTGATGAGTGGTATTCGGTGTAGTGTACGTTTTTGCTGGTTCCTGATGTCTTATCCATGCATAACCTAATTCACCAGATCTGTCATATCCAACTTCTGCATTAATATCATTACCTCGACGATCTACTCTTCTGTAAGCTGATTTCTGCAATGCACCAGTTTTTCGAGGAACCAACATTTGGCTTGTTTCTTTTATACCTTTAGTAATTTCTGTAAATGCGTCGTGGGCTGCATCAAGAGCCGCTTCTTTCATAAGACCAATCCGTACAACGGTTTGATTAAGTCTAACTCTATCAGGTTTAATAGAAATAGGGTTAGCCATTATCCACTCCCTTGTCGATGGTACTGCCATCCACATGAAATTTGAATATGGCTATCACCCTTATCATCAGTTACACGTCGAACCGTAAATATTTCTGGCGTAGTGTCAATCCACTTCGATCCAGTCAAAGTTAATTGAGCATCTGGTTGAATAGTATCAACAGTATCGAGCCACAGCTCAAATGTCGTTGTTACTTCTTCTCCCCGACGATCTCGTAACTCCATAATTTTTCCAACGACTCTCGCTTGGTATTCGACTGCTGTACCGAACGTTGGGACGTTGTATTGATCTTGACCAGATTTCGGTGCAACTGTCACCGTCTCTGTCATTAATGACCGAAACCCGTAATCCAGATTCGGACTGACAGCCACTACGAATTCTCCATCATTCCACGTTTAAAGAAAGGTTGTACCCAATTCGTATTATCCGTTAAGGTATCTTTCTCAGTTTGATAAACGCCTCCTGCAGATGGAATACCAGGAATATTTTTCTGATTTAATCGATCTGCTAGTCGAAGATAATGACGATGACGTTGCGCTGCAAGGATTTTGAGATCGCCCATCTCCTTGTCAACTTTTCGAGCATATTCAGCGACCAAAGCCAGCGCACATCGGTACGCTGCCATAAAGATCGTTTGCTCCGTATCGATAAAGAACTGAATCTCTTCATCAGTCAATTGCTGATCATCAGTATCTGTATCACCAATCATCAAACGAATTTTTGCGAGATCAGTTCCAATCGACGCGGAGTTATATGTCCAAGTCATCGACTTCCTCTACTAGAAACCAGACGCATGAACTCGATAGCCTACTTTAACTATCAAATCATTCGCAGCATTGCCGCCACCAAATTCACCGTTACCAGAACCATGAATAACTAACGGCTGATTCACGCACTGGGCATCGGTAGCAATGGCATTAATTTTCGCTGAAATGGTGGTTGCCATTTCATCGGCTTGATCAATGAATCCAGTACATTCTATGTCATCACAGACAACAAGTCCAGACCCATCAACATACCTGAAAATTAAGTTGTCAGCTGATTCTGTATAGGCACCTGCCGATGCATCCAGAAACAGCATCCCACTGACAAATTCAATTACAGTCCCTGCACCCTGCGCAGGAACAAGAGTAATTGGAGTTGCTCGTACTGCCAAAATCTGAGCATTCGTCAATGTAACAGACGCAATATTCAGATTGTCGCTGCTCATTCGACCAACGACAAAATTACCTTTATTTTTTCCTTGTACTCCCATAAACCTTACCTCCGTTCGGAAGCAGTTGATTTCTTCTTACGGGTTCGAGTGGACGGTCGCCGTGGAGAATGAGATTTCTCTTCTTCTGCTGCGGAAGAAATCTCTTCGTCGGAGGCGACTCGTATAAAATTCTGTGAAATCAGTTGGTTTCTCCGGCGCGACTTCCATCCATCAGTATCGATTAACCAATTGCTTTTATAATCAATACCGTTACCGTGAAACGGTTTCTGAACCACGCAATGCATATGAACCCCCAATTTTAAGCAACCGCTGCGCTGATGAAATACCCCAAATCAGTGGCAACAATTTTATTGTCAAAAGCAATTTCACCCTCAACTCGAGTGGCTTTCTTCAATGGCATCTCAATGCTACTGATTCCAACGTTTGCACCCAATGTGCCAGATACACCGTTCCACGCAAAGGTATAACCTGCGCTTGGAGCCAATAGACCTGGACTCGGGTTGACATAACCAATCCAAGCCGATTTACCAAAGTTGAAAGCATATGCTCCTGTTGCACCTTCAACATTAGTTGCATAAATGGAGCTGGCAATAATGAATCGATCAATTTCCAGCATTCGAGCAACCATCCCTGGCGTCATGTTATCAGCCGAGGTGTACTTGATCTGCTCACGGAAATCGGGGTGATTCTTCAACTGACGCCAAACCTGCCATCCCACAACCATCGTGTTCGGTTTGAAACCAGTGACACCAAGAATAGCTTCCACAGCCGTATCCACATCGTCTCGTGGATCGCTATTCACAAAATCACTCCACTGATCGGTCCCTGACAACGTACGGTCAGTTCCCCAGACACCAGTTGTAAACACGTCTGACACAAACTTTCTCTCCTGGCGAAGCAAGAGACGCTGTGTCACAAACTCGGTCGCTTCTGTATCCAAATTAATTGGATTATCCGCATTGTTACGAGTCTGATCGCCAATGTCCTTGTGGAAAGCCCACACATCGGCATTATACGAAGCGGTTGTTAGATTGTACCCACTGCCAGCCGATTCAGTAGAATCTGCTCGACGTTGGGCTTCATCCCTAAACCAATCATTTTTAGTGTATGTAAAATACAGATCCGATACTTTATCTACAGTAATGATAGGAAATACTTGCGTTGCAACATACTTCGAACGTTCTTGAATGTAGGCCACACTGATGTTCGTCAATAGAGCATCAACATGAACACTATTTCTTGTTGGCTGACCCATTAGTTATCCTCCCGGCTTCCTTAATATTGCCTTCTCGATCTTCATCAATGATTTGACGTAGCCATCGTTCCCATCCTTTGATGAGACCTTTTGCCAAACGAATTGATAGTGCATGAAATTCCAATGTCGCTTGACGCATTATTATTTACGCTGCACGATGTGGATTCAAACCATTGACCGTGCATGTTGCCAATTCACCAGCAGCACCGCTGGCTTCCAATACAACGCCCACCACATATTCAGTAGTATCGGTACCAGGAACCTTTGCATCGGCTTGACCATCACCTGCTGTGCCGATCAAATCTCCAATAGACAAAGCTGCATTGGAATTGACTTTAGAAATACCTGTCACCATGATCGTAGCTTCTTGACCACTTGTCGGTGCGTTCTGCAAAATACCAATAGGAACATCGGTAGCTGCCGCACATACAACGACGGTATCTGTCGTACTGAGCTTTACAAAGTAATACTGGAGTGCGCTCAAATCAGCCCCAGCTACTCTGGTGAATGAAAATCCTGGAATTGTCCACGCCATTAGTAATATCTCCTTCCTGATTACTGCTTATGCGATTCACGAGTTTCTTCAACATACTGTGTATAAAGATCAGCATGAGAAAGAGCAATCTTTCGAATAGCAGCAGCCTTTGTGATACCCTCGTTTGATACCAATTCATCAGCCATTTTCTCAATTCTGTCGAACGTTGAACTGGCTACTACTCTAGTAGTTTCACCAATTTCTGAAATCAACAGAGTTTCAATGGCTTTATTGCCTGCCACCAATTGACTGGTGATTGCTTTTTGAGCATCACGATCCAATGATTCAACAGCACCCAACATTTTCGCTTTTTCTTCCACAGTACCTGGAAGATGGGGAAATTGGCTGGATACTTTGTCTTGAAGTTCTCGCATAATCCTTGACTGCTTTTCAATTTCAGCAACAGCTTCGGCAGCCTCAGCTTTCGCGATAGCTTCTTCCGCTCGATCTTTAGCAGCTTGAAGTTGGTTTTTCACCTCGTCTGGAAGGCTGGCCATTACATCGTCGGGAATATCTTCCGATGATGTATCAGCATTTTTATTTTCCAAATCCGAGATATGAGATTCCAACCCTTCCACATACTCACGAGCTTCTTTCTCGAGTGTACTTGTGTCAAATCCCACGATCTGTACCTCCTCGTTAACTGCCGGACTGATTTCCCTTTCGCTCGCTTCCGGCATCCCTTTCAGTCGAGCGACAGTTTCATCCAATGTTTCAACGGCATCAACCATCCCTTTTTGTAAGGCTGATTTTGCGCCAACAACCCTCCCTTCCCCATAATGATCTTTAACAGATTCAAAAGATATATTTCGTCCTCTCGCTACGGCTGAAATAAAAGTATCATACCGTTCATCAACACGTTCTTGAATAGCTGCGTGCGCTTCCTCTGTCAATGGTTCCAAGGGAGAATTATCCGCTTTAAATTTACCGGCTTTAATGATAGTAATATCTCGACCTTCTTTTTCTCGGGCTTTAAAATTACTCTCATGGACGGCAATGACACCAATACTACCAACCTCACCGCTGGGCGTTACCGTAAATTCATGGGCCTGTGATCCCAGCCAATAGGCTGCACTGGCTGCGAGCGAATTAGCAGACGCCACGATTCGTACTTTATCTCTGGCTTGAAAAATTTGATTACCTAATTCTTCAATTCCAGATACAGCCCCTCCCGGAGAATCGATATCGAGTACAACCGTTCCGATCTCAGGGTTATTGACTAATGAGGCAAATTCATTCCCCAATGATTCAGTAGAAACTCCGCCGCTAACAGCATTCATCATATTCATACGATGGGAAATGGTCCCATGAATAGGAAGAACAGCAATCTTGTTCCCCGTTGATTCATTACTTCCATTAGATGATTTATGCGTTTCAAATATTTCAGCTTTCAACGAAACTGGTTGTTTAGTCAAATTTGCAATATCTTCAGGTGAGAGGGAAAGGCCCTCAACCTTGAGTTGAATGAACTCGACAATGGCCTGAAGCTTTGAGGGCATGATAGCCCAAGATGTATCGCACATAGCTTGAACAATACGTTCATACTTCATAAGTTTCTCCAACGCCGCTCGTTTTCTACGGCATTTTTCTTCGGTATCACGTTTCAATGCCCCACAAATTCGGTCGCTACCAGTTTTTTGTACGCAAGTTGCAAAATCTTTAAATTCACAATTATGACCAAATGGCATCTGGTCACCTAGTCATCGGCTGACGCCATAGAAATAGAGAATGTAAAAGATGCATTATCTGTACTCGCATCCGTCACAACCCATTTCGCTCTCCAATCATTGGCGACTGGTCCTTGATTAACCCCTACCGACAATGCAGCATCGTTTGGGGTATGCAAGGATGATGTAGGAGATGCTCTAAAATTCACAACAGCGATATGCTTAACGGCTCCACCATTCCCCAGTACTTCTGTGAAATGAATAAAATCATCGTATGTAGTACCTCCATCAGCCGACGATTGAAGATACACATTCAACTTATCGCCTACTTCTGTTGCAGCTGCTGTAACGCTCAATAAAAATGTGGCAACATCAAGCTCAGCAGGAGCTCTTGTACTAACAGCGGCTGTTCCATTCGCTGTTTCAGTTCTACTAGCCAGTAGAGTACTCATAGATTATCTCCTAACACAACTATGCCTGAAGTTGTATAGAAAAAGCAATACACTAAATTATAAGTCTCCATTCATATCTAATTGTCTATACATTAAATGGCGCATAAATTTAGATTTCAAATCTAGAGCTAAAGTACCTGAGGGTTTCCCAGGTTGTGTACGATGATTTCCTATACAATTTTTAACGCATGGATCATCTGGAATTGACAATATCTGTTCATATACAGAAAGACGATCCAAATCAATTAGAATCATCATTCATCACCCAAATCATCATCTCCTGTTCCCTCGTCAACTGAACTGGATTCCGGTTGGCCGGAGCCGCCTGCTTCATCTGCTCGCGTCACTGGAAGACGAGCTGACCGCAAAACAGACTCTTCCAATACAGGATTGGGGAATACCTGCATCCCAGCTTGATTGAGGTTTTTCAAGTATGAACCAATGGCCTCGATGTCCGGTACGTTGACTTCTTCATGATCAAGGCGAGGATGATCTTCCAAACTCATCCCATTTAAACCCAGCAGCTGGGGGATAGCATGTGCATTTAATACATCTCGAATCATATTCATCCAGCCATTTAAAGCTGTATTAAATAACGATGTTTTACTTTTACTAAGCGCAAACGATCCAAATCGATTTGAGTGTCCGAGTTGAATAAAATCTGCCAACACGGTCATGGCAATGCGTTGGTCATATCGACTGATGATAGCGTTGGTATCAAACACACGACGACCACCAGAACTTAATAATTCTATTTCCCATCCAAACGGTTTCAAAATACCTTCTTGTTCATCTCGTCGAATCGACCGCACCATATCTTCGGCTAGCTGCCGTTGCGACACAGCGAGAGCATCATTCGCATTCCACAGATCCAATCCTTCGGGAGCCGTCATCATAGGCAACCCGGCCAGATCTCGTTCCAACCCAATACCTTCAATTTCTTCAATTTTTGTCTTAAAATACCAGGGCCGATAACTATTCCGTAACGCCGACCGTCCTTCTGGATTGTCTTTTAAAACTTGTGTCCGAAACAATAATGATCGACTTAATGGAATCGTAATCGCTCCCCCGCTATCGCTTTGTTGAACCATTGCTTCAATACTACCGTCAGCAGCAATAACCCATGAACTTAACGATTCCTGAGCACGAATGGGTATTTTTCTCCACCCAATCAATCCATCTGAAAATTTAGAATCTGATCTCCCTATTCCAGTTGATCCCTCACGGCGTTTATAGACAATCTCTTGCCATGACCACCCGTAGGTCAACATGCTTAACACCTCGGTCATAAAACTGCTCCAACTGTCTGACATATCATTCATACAAGATGCCAGAAACATGGCCCGTGGATCTCGTTCAATGTCTTGATCTAAAGCCGGCGCTGATACATCAGACGGTTGGTTTTGAGAAGGTGTGACATCAAAGTCAGAGGGGGTCTGTCTTTCTCCCGGTTGATCTTTGGTTAATACGACTTTCCATTCTACTTGTCGCATCATCATTTCTATGGCGAACATAATCGCTCCCACAGTGGGATCGTTATCTCGCATTTGTCGATATACTTTGACTGCTTTCAATCCTTTAAGCTCAGGAATGAATTCTTCTTGAATAATGCCGCCCGATACTTTTAATCCAGTCGTCCCAAGTTCCGAAAAATTGGCCGGTTTCGGTCCTCGCCGTTTAGCCATGATCCCTCCAATAACTACTCTTGCCGCCTATCATCTGGGAATTAGAAGGCAATCCGACAATACCACCTTTTTCCAGTAAACGAACTACCATTTCTGCTGTATCAGGACCATCATCATGTTCAGCCCCAGGAAATTCATCAAATTGTCCAAAAAATTGAGGATGCTTCGGTACTAAATGTTTTGCGAATCGAATAATACCGCTTTCAATCAATGGTTGAATCCCCAAGATTCGCGCCACCTTATTTGAAGAATGATGCAACATTTTCCATGCAGGGTACAAAGAGCGTTCTCTCGCTCGACGGGCAATATCAAATTCCAAAAGATTTTTATACATATTCTCTTCTGCGCCCATGATACGAGGTTTCCATGATTCATAAACATCGAGCAGTTTATCAATCTGTTGGTCTGGTAATTCTCGTTTCATCCAAATATCAAAAATATCAATAAACCCTTCCTTCGTCCGACCAGCTGTCACGATACACGCAAAATCCCGTCGCCCTCGTTTCATTTCTCCTGGCCGTTCCCCGCCGGCAGGATCAAATGCTGAAGCAACTTTTACGAATGAATGAAGATGGTCTTCCGTAAAATCGAAATATTGAAAATTGAAAGGGTCAAAAACTTTATCTTCTTCCTCACGCGGATCATTCATCATTTCCCGAGCAAATCCGAGAGACCCGACATTCGGCTCATTTTTATATTTTTCTAATTTTTCAAGAGGCCATACCTCCGGCCACAACGCGGCATTGTCTGTTTTGGTATTCCCGATGGGATACCGTTCATTGTCTCTCGTAGGAATATTAATGGCTCGATACAGTTTGCCATCCCATGTGTCATTATTCAACACCAAGTCAGAAATCAAACAATCATGGTGCGGAAGATTCCCAATTACATAGAGGTCCCAGACCCTGGCCCCTAGACCCATGAACGTACCACCGAACCAGCGTTTATGGCGTCGCCGTTTTAAAAACGTGTCAGCGGTTTCTGGTGATTCAGGATCATCCAAAATCGCAAGGTCGGGACGACGTTCCCGATACTTCAATCCCCGCATTCGTGCGCCCATCCCCTTGGCCATGACTGTGGCATAGGACTTGGTCACCAGCTGTCTGTCAGTCCATTTAATTGATTGCCCTCGGACATCCATTGCTGGAGACAAATGAGGGAAATCGGCAAACAACATCTCGTTGGTTTCCATTTCCTGTGTCAGCGTAGCCAGATTGGCTTCTGCCGTGGTAGCGGATTCCCCAATCATCAAAATAAACCACTTCAATCGATACGACAGCATATACAGGGGAAGTCCCAATGAAATAATGGTGGTCTTCCCAAACTGTCGAGGGGCGATTCGCGCTACACGTTTTCCAGGTTTTGGATTATCGACACAGCCAAAGATGTCGTAATGCATTTCACAGAATCCCGACGTGAAATGATGCTTTAAATAAATTTCACAAAACCGCCGTACGCTGTGTTTGGCTTGGTCAATACGTCGAAGGTTTTTAATGTCTTCCCGATTACTGCGAAGTCCTGCCACAGCGCTGGACAAATCCAGCGATCCCGTGGTCGATGCCACTCGAATGGGACCAGTTTTCAGGTCACCAAGTGTTTTCATGAAGGTTTTGAATCCTTATAAATATCATCCACCATCGATGTCATACGAGACATGGCCGCTTCTACACGAATACCTTCAATCATCTTCTCCGCAATCAAACCGCTAATCTTGCCTATTTCCTGAGACGTGAGATTCTGAATATCTTCGTCGCTGACATCGGGGTCAGTGACACGTCCTTTAATCAAATCATAGATGGCATGGGCAAACGTCGGGGACTGTGGACCTTTCTTAATTACCTCAGACGCCAACATATCACGCAATGTCCATGTTTGAGTTGATAACTCCCATTTATCAATTGGCTTCATGCTCTCCCTCATTCATTTTTCCACAGAACCAGCAACGTGGTTCTGCATTCAGACACGCACAATTCGTACATCGCCATGCCCTATTAATTTGCGGCACGCGACCTCAGCGGTGGAGCTGTGGTGTGGAACAGGCACGGCAGCGTAGTGACAAGAACTTCCTGTTCTTTCGTCAACGGATTCGTCCACCGCGCTTCAACAAATATGCCTGCCTGTTTCATCGAAAAATCATCAACCCGAGGAGCCGTTATCACAGCGGCCCCTTCGTGAAAACATTGAAGAATGGGTCTTGCTGTGTTTTGCTGCGCATTTACAGAATAACTGAAAATAAGACCGCTCCCCACTAACGCACACACGGCTGCCATCACGGGCAGCGACATCATATAAGTTGTGTTCATTACATCCCTCGTTACAGGGCATTGGTGTCACCGACTTCCAATTCACCGATTGGGGCAGGATTTAACCCAGGGTCTTTCGCTTCGAGAGCAAGACTGGACCATTCCTGCTCAATCGAATTCAACACCTGTTTCTCCCGCACATGCGAGGCCACCACAATGCCCATCGATTCGACCACCCGTTTAAAGGTGTCCAGGGTAATACTGCCCGTACTGTGGATCTGATGAATCCGGTGTACGGTGCGCGATATCTTTTCAATCAAATTGCCCGCATCCGTAATATCCATGACTTTTCGCGGTTTGCTGGTTTTACCACTTTGGTCGGCGTGCCATGCAATCAACGCTTCGGAAAACGACTGATACCGTTCCACATAATCAATGACCAGCGCCCGCAGCAACTGCACCTCCGGTGCCAGGTCCATGACATCGGCTTCCAACGCCTCCAGCTGGCCTAACTTCTCCTGCAACCCCTCGTGCTGAATCATGGAATACCGTCCGTGCTTTTTCATACTCCGCCCTCCATGCAGATAACATCGACCCTGACCGGGATGGTCGGTCCATTTGCCGGCAGGGTTGCGGCACGCTTTATCCTGATACCCCTGGGACCGCAGTTGCGCGTTACAGAACGGGCCTGTGACTTGATTCGTGCGACTGATGGTGACCATGGGGGGACTCCTTCTCTGCAGGGTCAGGTGCGAAGAAACTCTGCCAACGAATATACTAACACCATCCCCGCCAAGGTTCCAGCCTCGCCCCGCAGGGCCAGGTCATAATTCGTGGCCGTCAGCCATTGCAGCGTTGCCAGCACCACGCACATTACGACAATACGGCACAGTGGCGCATACCACGGGGGTCTTTGTGATGGGGGTGTCGGCGATAGGGGTGTCGGCGTCATGATGGGGTCTCGGTTTCGGTGTCAGCGTCGGTGTTGGTATTGGTATTGGTACGGACGCGCCGTGGTGTCACTGTTGAATACCCCGTGGCATCGGGGGCTGTTGTGGTCTGTGGATCGACTGCGTCCACGCAGTGTGTGGCCGTACATCCTGCGTGATCGGTTGACCGGTCTATTGATGTCCACATGGGACTTCTACACACTGTGCAATATCCCGTCATTTTATACGCTGATCCATTAATCGTACAGATGCGTCGCAACGTCATGACGTGTTCCTCCTTTTGATGAATCCCATGCAATCATGACGGAGACACCAGGGAAAAGTCAAAAATTTCTTCAGAACTTCTTTTCTCAGCACAGGTCTCATCCCATGCAATCAGGGTCACGCGATGCGGATGGTCCCTAATACAAACGCGGACATATGGGGCCCGTTGGCACACAATATATGGGGGTATGGATTCCATACCCCAACATATTGGGGTCCACATACAATGGCATACCACAATATATTGTGGTGTCATTATGTTGACACACAACGATTTTATGGATGTCAATATATTAACGTGATGTTGGCATGATATATGCATATCGGATGTTGAAATAATGACATGACCGTATACGGTGTTCACGTTCCCGTGGTTGGACGCATGATCATATTGTGGGGGTCGGGTATGGGTCGG